GTGAAAGAAAAAGCATACTTTTCTTTAGCAAGTGATGAATATGTTCCAGGCATTGTTGTTCTTATTCGATGCCTAAAAAAATTCTCCGATAAGCCCATTTTTGTAATGTCTCTTGGGCTCTCTACGAAAAATAAAACCACGATTGAAAAACTTGGTGGTGTTGTTTTAGAAGCAGAAGCTATTCAATCAGAATTAGCTCGACCTCAACCATTTAGAATGAATCCCAATTTCCACCAAAATTGTTTTTGCAAACTCAATATGTGGAAAACGAATTTTGAACAAATCGTTTATCTAGACGCAGATATGTTGGTGAGAGAAAGTATTGAAGAATTATTTGATGTTCAAGAAGATTTCGCAGCATGTGGTCCAACCGCTCTTACAATTAGCACGAAAACAAAAAAAATCACCAGTGCATATGTTGCAAATGATTGTTTTAATGCCGGAATGCTTGTGTTAAAACCCTCTCAGGCTACATTTGATGATTTAATGGTGCAAAAAGACCTTATGACACAAGAAAAAGATCCTTCAGATCAAGGATTTTTAAATGTCTATTATAAAGACAAATGGAAACGTCTTTCTTCTGCATATAACGCCACGCCACGAATGTTTAGGTATAATCGCATAGAATGGGATTATCTTAATCCCAAAATTATTCATTTTGCGCTAGAACAACCTTGGAATAAAAAGGCTGGTGACCGAAATGAATTAGATAAATTGTGGTGGAAAGAATATCAAGAACGTCCAAAATTACGACGTAAACTTATCGCACGGTCCCAGAATCAGATTTAGATTTTTTCTTGCCAAACATCTTATCTAATAATTTAGACAATCTAGACTTTCTGTCTGGAATTTTAGGAGAACGATAAGCCAATCCTACATCGCTTTGTAATCCCGTATCATAACCATCTTTGCCACTCCACATCATAGCTTCCGTCCATTGTAGGAAAGTTAACATTGTGACTCCTCGGGCAAATCTGAAATATTCCATAATCCTAAAGACTTATCAATGTTGTTGGGATAATTTTCTTGGCAACCTTCGTTAAAAATAGTCAATGGCTCAGGGAAATTGAATGGCGGTAGTTCTAAAGAACGTTGTGTCCAATCACCCGTTTCCACATTGTAGTTGTGCTTTCTATTGGTAAAAGTGGTAGTTAAAAGATAAGTGGATTGGCTGCGTTTTATAGAATTAATGGCTTTCCAGCCATCGCTAAAACTAAAATGAACCAGACAATCTCGACATAATATCATATCAACTTTAGAAAGAGTCTCAGTTAATATATCAAAATATTTAAATGTGTGTTTATATTTTTTATTATTGGTTTCTATGAGTTGTTTTACCACATCTAAACCTAAATATTCAACATTATTCAAATCTACATGTTGCATCCAATTAAAATCACCACAAGCTACATCTGCAAAGGTTTTTATTTTAAGAAGCCGAATTAGTGCTGGTAAGAAATGACGAAGTGGTTGAGTTGTGCTAATTAGTGATCCTTCGCCACTATGAGATTCATCAGAGTTAGCCTCTTTCTTCCAAATCTTTTGCTCATAAATATCAGTGAATACTTTTTCTGATTACTCATCGTTTGGAAATGGGTCTTAAATTATCTTTATCTCTACCTTTCTCTCCTTTAACGCTTTGCATCAATTGACGCAAATCTTTAGTTACATCGGCTGCTGAGCATCCTTCGCATTTTTTACTGTTTTGAATAGAAACGGTTTTTCGATCTCTATTCCAGAATCCTTTTGAAAGAACAAAAGTTCCGTTGTCGATGTTGGGATTAAAAGTCGCAGTTCCAACCCATTCTCCTTCATCCCAATTTCTGGTGGAGACAATAATTCTCATTGGACTATCTTCAAAATATTGTTTAACGTGATATCCATTTTGTTTCATTGCCGCGCTTACGTATCCTAAAGAAATTTTGGCAAATGATTCAAAAAGTTCTTTTTTGTTGGTTCGGAAATTCACCTCTACACTATATCGACTTGCAGTTGAGGAGGCTTCAACGAGCATCTTGTCCGCCCACTCTCTCATATCTGTTTCTTCGTTAATATCTATAAATTGTTTGAAATTCATTTTAGCCTAAAAGTGTATATGTCGTTATCTTTATCTATCAATACGGCGTCAGCATCTTTTGGAGCTTTAGCTTTTTTTAATGCATTCTCAAGAGCAGATTTTTTATTTGGTCCACTTCCTTTTATTACAGATGGTTGTGAGATTTTTATGGGCTGTGCTATTCCAATTTTGTGCAATATCTTATCAATAATGGATTGAAATCCGTTATCCTGATTGCCACAAGAATTGCAACCGCAACCACCTTCTTCATCTCCCATTACCATAGATCCTGGCATTATAGATTTGACAATTTTTAATATGCCTAATCCTTCACAAAGCTCAGGATCTCTCTTTTTTAACCATTCTGTGAATTTGTTCATTAAGGACGGCTTTAAATTTTAATCATTTGCGGAATTCCTTCTTGTCGTATTTAGCATGCTTTTAGTTGTTTTCTCTTTGGGGAGGTTTTGTTTTTAGTCTAGTAAAATAAAAAGAATATCGTCAATCCATTGAAACATAGGGCAAATCACCAAATTTGTAAATTAATTCTTCCATCCATTGCTTTCTATCTTCTCTAGCTTCTTGTTGAAGAGCTTGCCAATCTAATTGAATGCCACCACCCGGCCCTGGCGGGTTTGCGTACTTGCCTCGTATACGAGCTAAGATTTCTTTTGCATATGTAAGGGCTCCTTCCTGCATGCTTTGTGTCACTTCTGGCCAATCTTTTAATTTTTGTATATAATGAACTATAACTTTTTGCACATTATAAGGAATTGGATAAAGTTTAATGTGACGAAAACCACCAATCCATTCCCACCCACCAAGATTTGAACTTGTGCGCGAATACATTTGTTCATACATTTTATAAAGAACCCATTCTCCCATACGACCCCAAATTGGTTGTATGGGATCAATCAGTCCACCTTGGATACTTGAATAACTACCACCAGGATAAAAATATTCAATAGGGATGGCTCCATCTAAGTCGCTAGCTTGAAAAGCAAAGTTTCCTTGTTCTTTGTAGAATACATTTCTAACCATTCCAACATCTGCTGGCATTTCATATACACTTCGTCCCGGCGTAGTGTAAAAAGTGTAGTATTGAAAATATTCTCTAGGAGCATAATCTTCTACAATTTTAAGAGATTGGTCAATACAAAAATCAATATTCTGTTCATCTAATTCTAATTTAATAGCAGGGGCACCAAGCATATGGTAAATGTATTCTCTAATTTGTTCTCTAACCTTTTCACGACTTTTTCGTGGGCCAAGTTCGCTTTTATTTAATGGATCAGCGTGTCCAAGATCAGTATTGCAACTGGAAGTGCAGGATAAAGTATCCATCATATCCGCAGTTGGTCGGCTTATTGCTAAGGTATTATTATTACAACTCATAGATACTCCTGCTAAGATACTGTTATATAGGAAGGGAAAATGGAACTTGCAAATTTAGATTTTAGACAGTTTTTAGAAATTGGAGGAGCTACTGGCGTGGTTTTTAACCCTAAAGTTAAAAAAAGTCGTGATTGGAATTATGAAGGGGCTCCTGGTTCAACTGGGGTTTCTCCGAAAGAAAATCCCATCAAACATTGGACTAAGAAAAGGAAAAAGAAATGACAAAAGATGCAGGAGATTGGTTTAAATATATAAATAGTCCTCACGGTCACGCTCTTAAGAAATATTCTTTCGACATTCTACAAGAACGATATTCCAAACATGAAAAATGTTTGGAACGATTAGCTAGTCAAATAGCAACCGAAGATGATCTTCAAGATTTGGGAAAGTTACTAGTAGATGTATTTGAAGCTGGATTTATGAAAGCATTTATAGAATATCGTGAAAAATTAAAAGAACTAGGCTATACACTTCAAATTAAAGGCGAAAAGATTCCTCAAAAAACCGATCCAATTTTTCCTCAATCTGAAAAATCTGGCTGAGTTTTTGAAGGAATTGCTTCGTAAATATATCCACCAGTTTTGGGCGTTAGAGAAATGATTTGCCACCAACGATATTCATCATAAGGAACGCCATTCTTATATTTGTATGGATAAATAATTGACTTTTCTGTTAGCCGTTTATCTGCTGTCCAAAATCTAATCGTCAAATCATCAGATTGCAAAACAACTCCTTGGAAAATAAATTTTTTGCCCCAAGTTAATCTAGCAAATTGATCTCCATAAAGGTTATCTCGATGTTGACGGATTATAGCTGGAAGGCAATGGAACAATACAGAATTGACATTTTCTTTGGGTTTTTCTTTAACAGGAGTCTGTATGAGAATTGGGGTGGTTTCTACAATTTGAGTGGTTTCTAGATTTTCGGGAGTTTTGGATTCACAAACCACCTCCTCAATTTTAGGGGGTTGCAACACATTCTCAATATTTGGAGTTAATTGATCTTCAATAAGAGCAACTGCTACCTGTTTTAGCTTAATCTTATAATCACTTTTTACCCGAACTAGTTCGGGTTCTTCTGAGGGGTCTTCAACATCATCCCAATGGCAATTGTGCAGTATTATTTTTTTTCTATCAAAAAAGATCTGTGTGGCTGTCAACTTATTTGGTCTGGATAGCCGGTACGGCGTTCCATCTTTGTTTTTTATAGACATTTTTACACCCGCGCTTTACAAATGACACAATCTAGGATAAAATAGTAATGTCCGAACTCAAAACTTCTATCTAAAGGAAAGAAAATGAAGAAACTATTGGTAGCCATGCTTTTTTGTGGAATCGCTTTCAACGGAGGCGATTTGCTTGCGGGTAGACGTTCTGGTGGTGGTTCGTCTTTCAAGTCCTCGTCTTTCAAGTCCTCTTACAAACCTTCATCTCGTCCGTCTTATTCCAAGCCCAAGTCCTCTTACAAACCTTCGTCTCGTCCGTCCAAGTCATCGACCAAACCATCCACAAGACCGTCGTCTCGTCCGTCCAAGTCATCGTCCAAATCATCAACCAAACCTAACGGCAAACCATCGTCAAATTATGATTCGCGGGCTTCTTCTGCTGCCAAGAAACGATCAAGTGCTTCTACCTATAAGAAAGCAACCACTCCAAAAACCAGTTATCAATCCAAGAGTGGAAAAACGGTTAAAGTCGATCCAAAGGCTACTTCAACCAAAAAAGTTAGAAGCATGTCTTCTGACAATTACGCCAACCGATCAACAAGAATTGAACATCACTACCATAATCATTACGGCGACAGGTATGGACATTATCGTTCGCAACCCTATCTCTATGTAGGTGGTGGTTATTCTTCGCTATTTTGGTATTCTATGTGTGATTGGTCATTGGATCGTCGCGCTCGGTGGATGTATCATAACCGATCATCAATGGATACCGCTCTCTATCAGCAAGAACTTGCCAAAAATGCTCAACTTCAGACAGAAATAAATAATTTGAAAGGCACAGCGGTTGATCCAAATTATGTTGATCCTGAATATGTTGGTAGTGAGGATTTAATGTATGGAGATGAGTTCGTTAATGCAGCTTATAATCCAACGCCCGTTCCCAACAACAATGCCGGTGGCGGCATTGTTGTGTTGATTATTTTAAGCATGTTGGTGATTTCAGGTTGTGTATATTTATTCTTTTTTAAGAACTTCAACATCGGAAATTAAGATGTCGTTATTTAAATACGCTATTGAGCAAAACAAATTAGGAGATTAGTTATGCCGACGTTATGGCAAGTTTTGACCAAGAAAGTCACGGAAGAAGAAAAAATTCCTGTAGAGAGTCAGCATTACAATCCGTTAAATGCTCGAATTGGTAATCGCGTTTCCATTGACACACTTGAACTTGAAGAATTGGACTTCAACATCAGGTCTCTTCAAGCATGGACACGGGATATTGGCGGTGAAGAACTTAAACACGCCGATTATCTTCTTGTTGCTCGACCGTTTGGGTCAGATATCGTTAAAAAGAAGTTGCGTTTAGTTCCGCTTGAAGACCCAGATGGAGAAATGACGCATAGCGTTCTGTTACTCCATCTTCTCGATGAATTTAAATACGATCAAGAGTTTCATGAAGGATTGTCTTACGACAAAAATGGTGGAGAATTTCACGAAGAAGAAAACGCCTATTGGCGCGTGCAGGATGTACAAGAGCCTTATCAAGCTCAACTCAAACACATTTCTGATCTTGATGGAGATGGAGAGGTTGAAGAGGAAGAAGTCCAAGACAATAAAGTAGTCTATTGGGATTTCTGGAGGGAGTATGAGGGCGACGGGGGAGAGAAAGTCCTTGAATTTTACATTATTGAAATGAATGAAGAAAATGGTTGGTTTCAAATTTGGGTTGGTTCAGAAATTGACCAAAATAGAGTTTCAATCACATAGGGAAGAAAATGGTTTATTTTTACTTGCTCTTGGCAGTGGTATTGACAGTATTGTGGGTATTGTGGACGACGAACGCCACTTTCAAAAGAAATTTCGCCAAAATTTACTATGCTTTCTCATGTTTGTTTAAAAAAACCCCAAAAGAAAATTTACAAAGTGCCTTAGACCAACGCTCTAAAGCTCTTGTGGCTGCACGGAGTGCTTTGGAAAAAAGTGGTGTTATTGTTAGGCAATGCGAACGTGACGAACGACAAACAAGACAAGACATAAACACTCTAAACGTCCAAATTAAAGTAGCCATCAAAAAAGAAAATGAAGGAAAAGCTCGAAAATTAATTGGGCGATTACAAAAAGAAGAAGAAAATCAAAAAATAAAAAAGGATCAACTTAACGAGGCTTTAGAAACTCACCAGTTTTACAAACATACAGTCGCAATAGAAGAAGAAGTCATTAAAGAGGCTAAAAAGGAAAGCAGTAGGCAATCAATTCGTTTGGAACTAGCAAAAGCTGATGAGGTTTATAGAACAAGTGCTGATGTGTCGGGAATGGTTTCTGATTTGCGAACAAAAGCAAACATCGCAGAAATTGGTGTAAAAACCTCACATCCAACAGAAGATGAATTTGATAAAGCCGCTAATGAACAAGCCATTAATGACCGACTTGCGGTATTCAAAAAAGAAGAAGAATAAAATGGAATATATTGTAATTATTTCCGGTTGTGTGATTGGAGTTTTAGTTGTCATTGCAGCAGGGAAAATTGTCATCGTTAAAGGTAAATTTCAGAGAAACAAGAACAATGAAAGACATTCTGTTTGATTTGTCAGGGGTTGTTAGTGGGGCATCCATAGTAATGGGGGTGATGTATGTCTGTGGAGAATCGTGGAATTTGATGCTGGGTGTTTGGATTGCTGCGGTTGTAATAGGACTTGTTGGAATGCGAATGCTTGCATTTTGGCGAAAGAATAAACAAATCAAACAATAGTATTATGTGCGGCAAGAAGCCAGCATAGCACCTCTCACACCTTTGGGGTGTGAGAGGTGCGTTTCGCTTAGAGGAAACAATGGAAAGTTATGGCTTGCCTTTTATTGACCGATGGGTCAAACCAATTATTTGGTATTCGGTTGTTATGACTATTTTAGAGGTCGCCCCAGAATTACATTTGGGTGCTGAGCAAGGTAGTCGTGAGGGAGCTACATTTTTTCTTTGGTCAGAACGTGTAATTGCTTTTATTTTTACCATTGAATTTGTTCTTCGTTTAATTAAAAGCGGTCCTGGAAAATACATCTACACAAACAAAATTTTCCCTTATTTACACATCTCTCCTTTTGCGTGGATGGATTTGTTTGCTATTTTGCCTTTCTGGGTAGGTTTCTTTGTCCCTGATGATTGGTTGCGATATATTCGTATGTTGCGCGTTTTTCGTTTACTTAAATATTATCGTTACAGCCGGTCCCTTCAATTGAATGCTCTTGGGTTTTACAGGGCGTTTAATCAATTAAAGGGATTGTTGTTTCAACTTTTTATTATTGGTTTATTTTTTACAATGATTGTGTATGAAGCCGAACACAGAGCACAACCAGAAGCCTATGGAAATCTCTTAAAAAGCACATGGTTTACCATTGTAACCATTACTACTGTAGGTTATGGGGATATGTATCCTGTTACAGTCCCAGGACGTATTTTTGTCGGAGCCACCGTGCTTTTTATTGTTGCCCAGGCTTGTTCGGCTATTGGAATACTTAACAGTGCTTTTGAAAAAGTAATGGAGGAGGAACAAAATCCAAACATAGACCCCATTGAATTATTTGAAAAAGAAAGAAAAAATAGCAACAGAGTTAAAAAACTTCAAAAAGATTACAAAATGGAAGAATAAAATGAATAGTTTTGAAGTGGTGGATAGAAATGTTTTCGTTGGATGAACTTAAAGTTTTACAAGTTGATTGGATATTCGGTCGAAGGCTATCAAGAATTATTTAAAAAAGGAGAAGATGATGGATGACAGCAAAAAGCTCGTTGTCAAGGAACGCTTGTTGGAAAAATGGCAACGGCTTTCTTGTAAAGCCAACTCTGTGGCCAAAAAAAAGCATTGTCTCAATAAAATGAAGAAACATCGGCAAGAAGCAAAATTGCTCCGAGGGTGATGTGGAAATAATATTTTTTATATTGGGATTCATTATTGGATTAGCTGTGGCCGTTTCTATTCGGGCTTTGAAACAGGCTAATCATGCCGAGGCAATGAATTGTACTAGTAAAGAGTTTGTAGATGAAATTGAAGCCCCTGACGAAGACGAAGCAACGACTAGAGTTAGAAAAAAAGGATTTTTTGTAACTAAAATTACAAAAATAGAATCATGATTCCCCTTCGCCTTCTTAGAAATCAACAATGGATTGAAATTCAGAATTGCGTCAAAGAAGCTGCTAAGGACAAATTTATAGAAGATGCCATTGAAATTCAAGATATGATGACTTTTATTTCTGTAAAATTGGATCAAGAAGGCGTGCCTGCCGGTTGTGGTTTGGAGATTGAATGGGATGAATACGATATTCCTCAGTTAGAATTTGTAAAAATGCTCAAATGCTACTTGACTGAATAGGAACCTCTGTTTTTTTGAATATAACTCAAATAAAAAACCTCCCGCTCGCGCGGGAGGTTTTTTTATGTACGAGATTTGTTTAAAGCACGCTTATATATAAAAGTGTTTGGCACTCATATATAAAACAGCTATTATTAATCAGTTAGGAGGTGTATCATCACTCTCGTCGTTCCAAATAATGCAGAAATATTGATGCTTCAATACATTGTCAATATTGCAAATGCTGGGCATCCAGTGCTTCATCTTTATTCTAATGACTTAACTCCTGACGATGATTGTCCCCAAGAAGGTGTGGCTGGAGGTCCAACAGAAATAACTTTGGCGGGATATGCAGGGGTTACATTAACAGGATCAAACTGGACAACTACGCAATCTTTAGGCACTACCACTGCTCGTTACGGAGTTGTATCTCCTGTAGGTGTGACATTTACGGTAACTGAAGGTGGTCCTGCGTATGGTTATTATGTCACAGATGTTTCTAATGGTATGCTCTGGGTAGAACGATTTTCCGGAGCACCTTTTACAATGCCAGCCGGTGGTGGAGATATTGCAATTGTTCCCCAAGTACAACTGACATAATTTCATTTTCCTCTGAGATTAGAGCAACCCTCCTTCGCAAAGCGAAGGAGGGTTTTTTTATGCTTTCTTTATATATAACTACATGTTAACAAGCAATGGCAGACCATATAAGGCAGCAGGCTCCCTCCAGCAATTTGATCCTGGGAATCCTGAACTTTGTTTATTTGATCTTTGGGATGAAGAGATCATCAGAATGGGTGGTTCTCCGATCTTTTATTATGAAGTCATGATTAACGTAGGTTCGTTGGATCGACTTTATCGAGAAGACAGAGGGAAATTATGGTCGCCTACACCAATACAATTATGGGCAGCATATGAACCGGTTCCATCTGAAAATGTTGTTAATCATTTTGGCATTGATGGACCAAATGAATTAGTTTTTGAATTAAATCGCAAAGCTACTTTAAGAGATGTAGGGCATATGCCCAAAATAGGATCAAGAATTTACACACCTCACAAACAAGAAAACTGGAAAATAATTCAAAGAAACTCAGGCGAATTTAAATTGTGGGGAGAATTAAGATTAGAATTACTTTGCCAACGTTTTCAAGAAACAGTTACTACGGGTGAGGGTAAAGTTACTCAAAAGAAACAAGATTTTAAAATCTAGGAGACGATTATGAGTTTTATGAAATTTTCAGAATGGATGAAGTTACGAGCAAAGGGCGACAGCAAACCTCATAGTCCTCGCAAAATGAGCAAGATTCCTGAAAAGTGTGAAAAATCCCCAGGTAATCGTTGTCATACGGATGATTTAAGCAAAGACTACAAAGGTCACATCGCTCACAACGGTGAAGAAGAACCATTTAAGTGCATGAAAAAAGGCGGCAAACCTATTGCTGATGTGGGATAAATTTAAGATTATGGCTAGACAAGTTTCCTCCTAAGACGAGAGTTCAGTAATCTCCGTGGCTAGATCCGGATTATAGTCATCATAATTTTTTGCCTCATGAATATTTTTGGTAAATAATTTATTCGGCAAAATCGGTGGCGATAATTTTATCAAAATTTCTGGCATCCTTACAGAGATGCTGCGCTCTTTTTTTTTAATTTTATATGGATGCATATTCTATTTCAGTAAGATTGATTTAAATTTATTTATACTAATCATATCTAATTTGTTAGGAATTAAAAATGAAACCAATAAATCCTGGAAACCATCCCATAAAAGGGCTTAATGAATGCAATCCTATTAGCCCATTGCAAGAAGATCGTGAAGATGATCGCATTAATCCTAATTGTTCTGAAGACTACGATGATTCTTTAAAAGATCACCCTAATGATTTGGGTTGGTTAAGCGAAGAAGCAAATAAAAAATACGGAATAGGTGAACCTGCTAATTGCGACCCTATGCAGACGGGACAAATAGTAGAAGATCTTAAAAAGCCAAATCGTGATGTAATTTATCGCTACACCAAAGGAATACGTGGGGCGAATGAAGCAATGTTAAAATTATTCACAGGTCTTTCTGTAATTGACGAAAATGGAAAAGCGTGGACAGTTCCAATTATTTGGGGAACACAGGAAAAAGCAGTTCAATTCATTCTTGCAGACAACACTCGTAAAGATGACAGTCTTGTTGTTGATCGCATTAGATTACCTATGTTAGCTATTAATCAAAGTGAAATTCAATTCGATCAAGACAGATATACCTATCACAAGGCATTAGATTATTTAAATCGTTATAGAGATGATGGCAAGCCTGGATTTACTATTAAAGAAAAATATGAACGTGACACAGTTTTTGGTGTGGCAAGAGGTATACCGGTTAACATTGGTTATAGTCTATTGGCATGGACTTCTTATTTAGAAGATATGGATCAAATCAAAGAGCAAATATTGCTAAAATTCAGTCCTAAAGCATACATAAGAATTAGAGGAGTTTTATGGGAAACTATTGTTTCTTTGGACTCCATAGCTAACAACATAGAATTTGAACCGGGGGATAAACAACAAAGAGTTATCAAATATCAATTTAATATGACAACTCAAACGTATATACCTCAACCGATAACAAGAAAGAAAGCAGTGTTAAAAATGCGAACAGACATCTACAATCACGTAGATGAAAATGAAATCACCGAGGTCTTGGGAAGACTAGAAGAAACAGTAAAGGAACTTGAACAATGATTGAGATTCGAAATAAAGAACGTGGACCGATTCAACTTGTGGTTCGATCCCGTACTGCTCCCAAGGCTTTCACAACATTAAATGTTCCCGGAATAGGGAGTAAAAAAAATGTTGTGTTAATTGAGGACGAAAAGACCACCGAATATGTAGATCGTGCTGCTGCGGCTGGTCATATTTCTATTAGACATATACCCAACAATAAGTTGAAAGCAAAGGGAGATTAGGATTATGGCAATCTTACGGGGTTTTCCACCGAGCAACACAATATCACCGTCTGTTCGGATAGCCGAAAAGGATCTTTCCTTCGTTGCGCCCGAACAATCGTTCCACAGAGCGGCATTGGTTGGCTTTTGTAGCAAAGGGCCGATCAATCTTCCGACTGTAGTTAGAACGAAGAGACAATTGAATACAGTATTTGGATTTCCGCACCCAGACACAAGTGATCCTTACTTGATCTATGCTGCGGAACAATATTTACTGGTTGCAAACGAACTCTATGTTGTTCGAGTTGGTGATGAAGATGCAGTTAGTAATGAACGTGCTCAAACGGCAGAAGTTGATGTGTTGAGTGCTGGTGGTCAAGTTATAATTTGCACCGACACACCGGGGCCTTATAGTTTTTCAAAAACGATGTATTTTCGATGGAAGTTGAATGGTATTTTGGCTTCTAAAACTTTAGTAGTTTTGGCTGATGCTGACCACGACGACCCAATTGTCGTATCTGGTGGATATTCGGCAGCACAACTAGCAGAAGATTTAAACCTCCAATTAGATTCTACGAATGATTTGGATGGTATTGAATTTTATGCTACGTCCGGAAATTTAATTTGTTTGCGATCTACATTTTCATTTGGTCCAGATGCGTCGATTGAAATGGTGTCAGTACAAGATGCTATTTATGGTGGTGCTCTATCAGCTCCAGCAGGTAGCATTAATGATAACGTAACTGGTTTGGGGCAAGGTATGACTTTTGCCCAATATACTGGAGATACTGACCGGTATCCATATGATGGATATCAAACCCATGCTTTGTGGGATTTCACTTCATCTTCCGATCTTGATATTAGAATCGTGATTGATGGAACTGATAATGTAACCATTGACAACGTTGTC